ATTTTAAATCCGTTGGATCAGTTATTAGCAATGTTCAACGATACCACGTGGCGTTCAGATTTGACACTTGGTGGCTGGGGCCCAACTGGTGGTCGTCGGTATGCTAACGGTGGCTGGGCCGATAAATTCTCCATTTTTGGTGAGGTTCCCGGTGAGCCAGAGCTAGCTGTTAATCCAGCTCGCGGCACTGCTGAAGGGCATATTGCTGAAGCCATTGAGGCACGAGCAAAGATCGACCCTAACGGCTTTGCTGGTGGGTTGAGTAAGTTGATTCATGTTGCTAAGAACGGCATGAACGGATTGATTCCAACAATCAAAGACGCCAATGGACACCGACAAGCAATTGTTTCTGGTGGTCAACATGGCACTGAGCTTAGCGGCGACATGACAATCGCTGTCAATTTAGACAGCTCAACGATTGCGCAAGTCACATACCCTAAGATGAAGGCTATGCGGACTCATGAGATTATTGTTCACGGTGCCGGTGGGGCTGTTCCTGTCGGACGTGGATTACCAACAGGAGGTGGTTTCTAATGTCGACTGTAATTGTTAAAAGGCTAGATGGGACCACCTATGACCTGGATGCTCTCGGCTTCCATGTCAAAAAGTTTGATATCCCGATGACCAACTACTCGTACAACTATCAGCAGATCGGTAACTACGGGGCGTTGCTGACGAGTGCACAGGCTCAACCGTTGACGATACCGCTGACGCTGGACATCACGGCGCATGACCTGAATGACTACAACTTGCAGCTTTTTAAGATCAGGCAGATCTTCCTTAGCCATGAGGATTTCTACGTCTACAACAACATTATTCCCTATATTCGCTGGCGGTGCCGTGCCGAAGCGGTAACCCCAACACAAAACGGGAACTTCTGGCGTGCTACGGACGTGGCCATCAACTTAGATGTGTCAAGCGGCTTTGCTGAGTCGGTGGCCACCACTCAAGATCCGCTGGACTTTAACAGCGGCAAGTGGGGCTTTGGTGAAAATATTCCAGACCAGGACCTGAAGTACACGTACTCAACGAACGACTTCAGTTTCTGGAACCTGGGGATGATTCCGCTGACGGCTGACGAAAGACCGGTGACGATCACTTTTCAAGGTGACGCGCCGCACGGCTTCACAATCACAAATAACACCACGAAGCAATCGTACAAGATTACTCGTGGTGTTTCTCGTAACGATAAAGTTGTGATTAACGGTGTCATGCCGAGTTTTAACGGTCAGCAATCATATAAGGAATGTGACCATAGTTATATCGACTACGTACCAGGCGAAAATAAGCTGCATATCGATGGAGCCAGCAATTTCACGATTGCTTACGACACTCGGTTCTACTACTAGGAGGTGACTACATGATTGATATTACAGTTGAAAATGCTGATGGCGACCAGTCAGTAGTCCAGGCATATAGTGCTTCGGTAACCGAAACCATCAACGCCTATAAAACGCTGTCTTTTAGTTTTGTGGCGAATGGTCAGAACAAGGTTGCTGAGAACCTCCTGGGACCGGAAACCAAGTTCACACTGCGTGACGGCCGGCAGTTCCATTTGACGACTTCAAACCCAACGCCGACAACGCGTTTCCGAATCTATGCGATCACGGCCACTGAAGTTGGCCAAGATCTGGCGGATGTCTATCTTCGTGACGCAATTACCGGTAGTCAGTCGTTGGACAATTGTTTGAAGTTCCTGACTAATGGCACCAACTTCCACTATCAGATCGATGGTGGCGGCATTGGTGACCATGACTTCGGGGATGACGGTCTGGGCAAAGGTAGTGGCGAAGACGTACTTAGCTCAATCGCAGAAGCGTTTGGCATTGAGTACTACTTCGATAACTATACTCTGCACGTGGCCAAACAGATTGGCAAAGATGATAGCTTTGTCTTCATTGATCGTGTCAATACGTCGCTTATCTCCTGGAACGAGGACTACTCCAGTTTTAAGACCGCAATTCATGGATTTGGTAAGCCGATTGAGCAGACTGATGATGGCGGCGGTGGCGACACTAGCAACTTTGATTCTTACTGTCGCTCATTTGTCGGCAAGGTGCCCTACGTCTGGAGCGGTAGCGGCACAGGTGGCTGGGATTGTTCCGGATTTATCTGTTACTTGCTCAATCAATACGGTATCAGCACCCCGCGGACGAACACCGCCGGATTGGAAGGCAAGGGCCAAGTTGTTGGCCCGCCTTATCAGCCTGGTGACTTGCTGTTCTGGGGCCCACACGGCAATACCTATCACGTGTCCATTGCAGTCAACAATGGCTATCGTGTTGGTGCGGATAATGAGAATGATGGTACGGTCTACCGGCCGATCTCAAGCTGGCAGCCAGACTTTGGGGTCCGGATTCCGGCTTTGCAGTCGAAGATCAATGCCAATAGTGGTGATGACACCAACACGGACACCAGTACTGATGAAGCCACTCAGTATACCTGTCAGGCAGACTACTTTAGCCCACTGGCAAGTAAGCCGGGCATCGGTAAACGCTGGGCGAGTGACTTTAGTTCGGATACGATCACAGACGAGAATGCTCTGAAAGCAGCCCTCAAGGCTCAATTACACGACTATCCAGACGTGCAGTACACGGTCAGCTGGGTCACTTTTAAAGACCTCGGCACGATCAAGAACGACATCGCGATTGGTAATCGCGGTTATCTTCGTGACCGCTATGGGACGGACGTCAACGTGAAGATCCAGAGTTTCACTCGATACCTTGACCAGGAATCATCTGATAGTTCATCGATCACCTTTGGCAATAAGATTTTTGACCAGGCACTGTATAGTACCCGTCAAACCGAAGCTAATAATGCTCGGCAGCAGATGAATGTCAGTGTCCAGAAAGATACTAGTAGTGCTTACACGACGATGACTAGCGAGGAGGTGCAGAAACTTGACCAGTTCCTTGGTAACAAGTAATGAGCCCGTTCGTTTCATTGTTGATGAGCCAGGTTACGATACTGAAACAGGAATTAAAGGTCGTGGCTATTCTCCTAATAATGGCAAGACTTTTTTAGTTCAAAATACTACAAAGGGCCGTATTTTTCGCCAATTGGATGGAGACCGAATTTGGCCATTTTTGAAAGACAAGGTTCGTTCAGCTATGTCTTTAAACTGGGACGATATTCAAGACAAGCCTAGGTTAGTGACTCCAGAGCAGTTGGAACAACGTCTAGCGAAGTTGAATATTCCTACCACGCTGAGTTGGAATCAGATTACTGATAAACCAACGATTCCAAGTATTGATGGTCTAGCAACTACCAGTGCTCTTGGTGAGGTAAAGTCCACTGCCGAAAGCGCAAAAAGCATTGCAGAAAAGGCGCAATCAACGGCAGATGCTAACACTGAAAGCATCAAGACGATCAGCTTGACGCCAGGGCCACAAGGCCCCAAAGGTGATCGTGGGCCGCAAGGGCCGTCTGGAAAAGACGCGACGATTACTATCGATTCATCCTCACAAAACACAAACAAAAAGCCTTCCGAATATCCGGAGGGCATTTTTCATGAAGTGAAAGATGTATCGACGCTAGGGATTGTTCGTACCCCAGCTGATTTTGCACCTGAAGGACGTCAAGGGACGACTGCCTTTGTTACCACGATGAGCTATGGCGGTATGGCCCATCAAACGGTCGACATTGTGGATAGTAAAAAGCCCATGCGTTTTTGTCGTAACGGCAAGGGTAATACCTGGTATCGGTGGGAATGGTCAACAACAGACTAATGAGGTGATTAGATGGCAAACATTGATGAGATCCATACTGATTTACCGCTTGTGCTTAACCGTGATTTTCGTAATGATTTGATTGAAAACTTTACGATCATTCAACAAGCTCTTAGCGAGATTAATACAAAGATGGATCAGTTATCTAAGAGGTATGAGAGCCTCGAAACTGAAAAAGAAAATCAAACTCAATTAATTAATGACACGGGTGCTACTACTGCAAATGGTCCGCGAACCATCGACATCAGTGATAGCAACTCGCATATCTTGCAGTAAAGGAGGGAGAAAATGGCAATTACACATAACAACAATGGCAACAGCTATCGGATTGCGATGGATATTGCCAAAGAAGGCTCTGAAGTGTGGGACTTGACCCCGTATTTCAAAGGTCGTGTGGGCGACAATTTGTTTGGCTTGCAAGTGGTCATGTCAAACATGGGTCAGTTGATGGATACGACAGGCAAGAAGCCTTACGTTCATGGGCAAGTTGGAAGTTACTCTTTTGACAATGACGGCAAAATTCAAATGGCTGCTGATGCTGCAGATGTCACTTACACGGGTAAACCTGGTGACTGTGGGCCTAATGGCCAAGTCACGTACCGTTTTCCAGAGCAGATGTTTCCAAAGGAAGGAATCTTTTATGGCTTTATTGGTCTGATGGACGATTCCGATGACGGCGGCAATGCCCATTACAGTGGAGTTGATGTCTGGTTTAGAGTACTCGGCGGCGTGGCCCAGATGGGACACTCCTGTGACGTTTACGTCAGTGAGTTAGACCAAGCAATCACGAACTTCCGGGAAAAGATTCGTCAAGTTCAAAATGACGACATCGACCAGTTCAACCAAGTGTTGGATCAGTACAAGCAGAAGTTGCTAGACGCTTTAGCTGCAGTTGATGACCCGAAAGCTGGTCTGATGGCCAGGATGTCGTCACTAGAAGCGATGGCTAAGCAGGTGCTGGATAATATTCAGGCTGGCCAATTCCACTATAAGGAAAACCAGTACGATACCATCGCCAAGATGAAAGCTGATGGTACTTTGCTTGATGGCGATAGTGCCATCGTCAAAGGTGCTGAGGACTATAACGACGGTCACGGTGCCGTTTATGCGATTCGTTCGAAGCGAACGGAAGATAAGCCTGACGGCGTCCATCTGATTGCACTGGATAACGGGACGGTAGCTGAAAGAAACGATTCGATCGTTTCGCAGGGCTACTTGCACGATCACGGTATTTTCCCGAACGCTGGGACAATCAAGCTAGGTACGGCACACCTCAAGCTGGGTGATGACCAGTACCCGCAGTTTTCAGTGCGGATCTATCAGTACGGTGCGGGGATCCCACAGCCAGACGGTGTGGACATTGCCGGCGGGACGGCGTCATACGATGTCCAGTGCCGGGTCGTCCGCATTGATCCAGAAACAGTGGATGTGTACCTGTCACCAGAGCACTATACAGACTACTTCTCTGACTACCATCTGGATAGTCCAGAAGCTAACTGCGGTGGTGACTCGGCTTACCTGTACACCGGCATTAATTGTCTGCAAGTCCAGGCACATGGTGCTGAGATGACGAGTTTTGATGTTGCAACAGGATTTGAATGCTAGGAGGATAAAATATGGATTACGTAAAAAAGGCGCAAAATGACTGGCAAGAACCAGTTAATAAAATTGTTGATGCTGTCAATGGTCTCATGGCGGGGGTAGAACCAACCCACCTTGACAACGTCATTTCATGGGTAAATGGCGTAACAGGCCAGGGGGCACAAGCCTGGTATTGGCCTATGGGAAAGTACAAGTTAGTGTTTCTATGGACTAATTCTTTTAACGCTACTGACGAATTTAAAGCAGACGATGTCGCAGGCATCTTACCAAGTAACTTGGCGCCAATTCACGAAATCAACATTTTGACTGATCGAACCAATATATTGGCAAACGACTACGTGAATCCAACGGAATTTCACCTATTTAAATCTGACGCTACTGGTGGTAAGACATCTGGCATCGGCTCAACCATGTATTTAGCAAGTAACTAGAGGACGGCTATGATGGCCGTCCTTTGGCATAGGAGGGCTATTTATGGCTTATGTTCTCTGAACAGACTAAGAAAGGACTGATAAGACATGAAACTTATCTATAAGTGGGACTCACAGTCAATTTTCTCCGGCACTAAGTTGGTCGAAGATGACTATCAACCACAAGCTGGTGAAACCTTTGCCGCTATTCCACAACCGAACCTTATTCCGGTAAAGTGGACTGGCTCCGCATGGCAATCAGCTACGCAGGAAGAGCATGACGCTTATTTTAAGCAACAGCAGGCGCTGTACTTGCAACAGCATCCTGAAGCCGCCCGGCAACAAGGACCAACCGATCAGCAGAAGCTGAACGCAACGACTTCGCTTCAGCTGGCACAACTGCTGGCTGACAGCAAGAAGCAGGACAAGCTGAACGCTCAGCTGACGATTGACTTAGCTTCACTTAAGCAACAGCTTCAGCAGAAGAACGATACCAAGGCACAGGCTACGGCCTAGAAAGGACATTAATTATGGGTAAGGAATACTACGAATCATATTTTAAAATGGGTCTCTTCACTAAGGACAACCTCGATCTCTTCGTTTCAGTGGGCATGCTGAGTGCCGCTGACGAGCAGGCTATTTTGGCCGCTCCGCAGGCTTAGATAGCTGATATATAGCTCGCCTTAGAAATACACAGTACATTATGATCAGCTCACAGGAACTCTCGTGGACTTTTCTTATGGGCGGGTGAAAAGGTGGTGAAGTAATGGCATGGTTAATTACCGAACATACCTTTCTTGGCCTAGGCTGGGACGAATGGGGCTCCATCGCCGCACTGACAACGACTATGATTATTGCCATTCGTTGGTTAACTAAAAAAGTACAACACGACCTGCTTGATGAAACGATCCAGCAGTTGCGGATTTTGAACCGTAACATGGAAATCAAAAATCAGCATGACGCAAAAGTCGATAAGCGATTGGAAAAAGCCCATGACAAATTCATTCGTCATGAGTCCCAGTTAAATGATCATGAAAGGCGAATTACAAGATTGGAGGACGAGAAACAATGACAACAAACATCATTAATGCAGTTCCGGAATACGTCATGACGGCTGTGATTTCAGCAGTCGTTATTTTTGTTGTCAAGGCGGTTCACACGTATATCCACAACAAGGCACTGACAGCCAAGACGGACCACGCTAAGCAATTGTGGTCCTTTATGGACCAGGTTGCCAGTACGGCAGTAGCTTCCTTGGTCAGTGCTGATAAAACTGGAGATCAGAAGTTCACTACGGCAACCGCCATTGTGCAAGACGCACTGACTAAGCAAGGATTTACGACTGTCGATGTTAAGGCGATTGAAGCGGCGGTCCAAGCGGCTTATGAGAAGTCGCCGCTGACTCCGGCAGTAGTACAAAAGGACCCGGTTAAGCAGGCCATTAAGACCGCACCGAACCGGGCCAATCAAACTTTACTGACTGCTGGTCATGAAGAAGCAAAGGGCTAGGAGGCGATACTATGACGATGTATACAGTCGATGTTTATTCCGGCTCTAGTGATAGCATTATCCGTGACCCGCACGCTGATGGTGTGATCGTCAAGGCTACGCAGGGTACGGGCTACGTCAACCCCCGGTGCAATCATCAGTGGGACTTAGCTGGTTCGCTGGGCAAGAAACGAGGTCTTTACCACTATGCCGGTGGTGGTGATCCAGTCGCCGAAGCGCAATTCTTTATCAAGAATATCGCAAACTACGTGGGCCAGGGTGTTTTGTTCCTGGACTGGGAAGGCTACCAAAACTCGGCGTGGGGCAATACCAACTGGGCACGGCAGTTTGTCGATGAAGTTCACCGTCTGACTGGTTTCTGGCCGGTTATCTACGTACAGGAGTCAGCACTTTGGCAGGTAGCCAACTGTGCTAATACCTGTGGTGTCTGGGTAGCGAAGTACGCTTCGATGACCTGGGGTTCGTGGACTTTGCCGGGTATGAACGTATCCAGTGGCGCTTTTAAGTTCCTGACTGGTTGGCAGTTCACTGGTGGCGATATGGACCGGTCAATCTTCTATCTGGACGCGGCTAGCTGGGACAAGCTGGCTAACCCTGAGGGCACGAAGACCCCAGATTTGCCAGCGTCTAAGCCAAATCCGGCACCAACACCGGTTAAGCCGGCACCATCAGCCACTAACTGGGTCGACTCGTTGGGTGACCGTTGGGTCGAAGAGCACGGTATCTTTACTACTAACCAGCCGATCAATCTCCGTTGGGGCGCCCGGGTATCCAGTTCCTTGATTGGTACTCTACCAGCTGGTGCAGTGGTCAAGTACGACGCATACAGTCGGCACGGAGGCTACGTATGGTTGAGACAGCCACGTTCTAACGGTCAGTTTGGGTACCTGGTATGTCGGAACGCCTACACGGACGAGCCATACGGTTCTTTCAAGTAAATACGAATTTTGCCCTAGCGGCTGTCACGATGTGATGGCTACTAGGGCTTTTTTGTATATACGTGTTGATTCTTTATGATTATAGTATATACTAGTATATGTATTCGAATAGAGTACAAGGAGGCGTGAGTAAATGGAACTTCAAGGAGGCAAAACATTAACCCTTTCCAAATGGGGAAATAGTATAGCAATCAGGATTCCTAAAGAAGCAATAGATTTGCTTAATTTAGAGAATCAGGACAAGGTATCTTTGAACATTGATAATGGAAAGATCGTATTAACACCAAAGAAGCCTAAGTCGGCT